CTGCGCGAAATTGAGCGCGTGCCTTCTGCCTCAGCTCGGGCACGCGCTCAATTTCGCGCAGTGGCTCCACCGAGAAAGCCGCCGCCTGTTGTTTGCCGATATTGAGGCCAAGATCATCAACCGCCTGCGCGAAAAGCTAGGCGGCGCCGTCACGGTGGAGCCACTGCGCGAAATTGAGCGCGTGCCCGAGCTGAGGCAGAAGGCGCCCGCCGCATGGGTCATTTATGACGGCTACAGGAACGGGGATGCCATCCCAAGCGTCCCGGGCGTGCAGCAGATCGTCCTTGAATGGTTCGTTGTGGTTGCCGCCAAATCCGCGCGCGGTAATGGCGATGTGGATGGCGCCAGGGACATGGCCGGCGAGCTGGCCGCAAGCGTCATCGACGCATTGCTGGGCTTTGACGTTGGCGCAGGTAAGCGTTTACGGCTCGCTGACGCCCCAGGGCCTGAATACGATGCGGGTTACTGCCATTTGCCCTTGGCTTTCACCTGCGCTGCCACTTTTAAGGGCGCACTCTAGGAGTAAGAAATGGACGACTACAGCTATCTCGGCGTCGGGAAAATCTATCTGCGCGAGATCGGCGCATCCCTCGGGTTCCTTGAGGTCGGCAACTGCTCGGCCTTGAACTTCGGCGTGACCGAGGAGGAGAAGAAGCTCAAGGACTTCACCAGCGCTGGCGGCGGTACGCGCAACAGCGTCAAGCGCATCGACACGGTAACAGCCGCATTCACGATGCACGATCTGAACGGCGCAAACCTTGCGCGCGCGCTCTACGGCGCGTCGAGCGCTGTCGCATCCGCAGCAGTGGCGAGCGAATCCGTCACGGTGTACCCCGACGCGCTGGCGCCGTTTGCGTTTATGCCAGCATCAACGCCGACGCCTACGGCTGTGCCGACCAACGCCAGCGCAACGGCGCGCGCGAACACCACGGCCTACGCGCTGAATGCCTACGCAACGCCCGCAACGCCGAACGGCTACTACTACAAGGCCACCGTGGCAGGCACCAGCGACGGCACCGCCCCGACCTACCCGACGACCATCGGGGCGACGGTAACCGATGGCACTGTGACATGGACATGCGCCGGCAAAACCACGGTGGTGAGCGGCACGGATTACGAGGTGCGCGGCGCTGGCGTGTACGTGTTCACGGGCGCGACGATCGCGGGCGAGGCGTGGACTGTTGGCTACACCAAGGCGGCCACTGACGTTGTGCAGGCCCTCGTCGACAGCGGCAAAGAGTACGAGATGCTCTTCGACGGCCTCAATGAGGCGCGCAGCGGCAAGAAGGTTCGCGTGAACGCATTCCGCGTCAAACCAGGCGCCTTGCAACAGCTCGGCCTTATTGGCGAGGAGTACGCGGCAGCGGAAGTGTCCGCCGAGGTACTGCAGGACACATCGAAGGTTGGCGCCGGAATCTCGAAATACTTCAAAGTTGAGATTCAGGCGTGAGCGGCGGCGACGACTTCGAACTGATCGAGCCCGCGCCTGCGGGCTCTGTCACGCTTGGGGACGGGGATAGTGCGACAACGATCGTCGTCAAGCCGATGCGCGTCGGGCAACTTCCCGCCTTTGCGCGCGCGCTGCGCCCGATCTCTGCGGAGATCGAGCAGATCGTCACCTCTGGCGCCTCCGTCGACTCCGTGCTCGGCCTTATCGAGACACAGTTCGATCATGTGGTCGAGGCGCTGCACGCTGCCACAGGCGCGCCGCACGGGGCGATCCGCGACTCGACCATCGATCAAGCCCTCGCTTTGTTGCTCGCCGTCATAGCTGCGAACAAGGATTTTTTGAGAGGCCGTCTGGCAACAGCCCTCACGACGGCCGCACTACTGAAGCCTGGGGCTGGGCAGACACCATAGCGGTCATGGTCGCGCGCGGGCACACGCTCGACGCGATTCGTGGATACACACTGGCGCAGGTTCGCGCGTTCATGGCCGCAATCGAGCGGCAGAGCCGCGAGGAACGCTTGGGGGATGCAATCGCTGCGCGCATGGCGCAGGCCGATGGCAAACACTGGAAGTCTTACGTGAAGGGGTTGCGTCGTGGCGGCTGATCTTGAGTTCCGATTCGGCGGCCAGCTCACGGAGCTGAAATCGGCAATCACTTCGCTGCGAAACGACTTCGCGTCGCTGAAGCGAGCTGCTGAGCAATCCGGGAGTGGTAGCTCCCTGCGCAATATCGAGAGCGCGGCCGATGGCGCTGCAGCCGGAGTTAAGAGGCTCGCAACCCAATTTCTTTCCGTAGTCGGCGCCATCAAGCTTATCGGCGCGGCAGATGAGCTGAACACGCTCAATGCGCGCATCAAGCTCGTCACAAACTCCACCGAGGAATACAACCGCGCACAGGTTGCGCTATTCGAGCTTGCGCAGCGCACGCGCAGCAGCCTTGGCGAGACGATCAATCTATACACGCGCATTGCGCAGGCGACAAAAGACGCCGGCGTTGGTCAGGAAACCCTGCTGCAGGTCGTCGAGACGATCAATCAGGCGGTTCAGCTATCTGGCGCGAGCAGCCAGGCCGCAGAGGCGGCCCTCATCCAGTTGGGGCAGGGCCTCGCTTCAGGAACGCTGCGCGGCGAAGAGCTGAACTCTGTGCTCGAGCAAACGCCGGCTCTCGCCGACGCAATTGCGAAGGGCATGGGGGTTACGCGCGGCGAACTGCGCGCGCTCGGTCAGGAAGGAAAGATCACCGCAGAGCAGGTCATTAAAGCGATTCAGGCGCAGCGTGATGTCGTTGCCAAGCAGTTCGCCCAGCTCCCGCTCACTGTGGGCCAGGCCACCACCCAGGTTAAAAACTCGCTCCTTGGCGTCATTGGGGTTCTGGATCAGACGGCCGGTGCGACTGGCGGCCTCGCTAGCGTGATGAGCGACTTCGCTGCCTTCATGAGCAGCGATGAGTTTCTTGGAGGGGCGACGGAGTTCGCCTCCCTGTGGAGTACTGCCCTTCAGCAGGTAGTCGACGATTTCGGAGCGACCATTGCCATCATCGAGCAGAGCACCGGCGACATGGTTGGCACCGGCGAGAATGCCGTGCAGTTGCTCGTCCGCGCATTTAAGGAGCTGCCGGTAAACATCCGCACGGTTGTGCGGGTTGTGGCGACGACCTTCGCCGGGATGGTCGACAGCTTCGTCGCTGACGCCGTGCTGATGAAGGAAGCCTTTGCTGCAATCTTTACCGACGACACGATCGATGCTGCAATCGAGCGCCGCAACGCGAAGGTCAACGGCGCCCTGCAGCAGGTCAAGGATTCGATCGACGACATCCTCGAAGATAGGCAAAAGACGCTCAATGACTCGGCCGCCACCGGGCGCGCGGCCACGCAAAGAATCTCACGCTCTCGGCAGGAAAGCACCGATCCAAAAGCGACGAGTCTCGGCAACTTCAAGGCCACCCAAAGCGCGGATCAGAAGCGCTCCGCCGCAACGCTGCGCAAGGCAGAACTCGATGCCGAGGAGAAGCTCCTCAAGGACTCGCTCGATCGATCTAAGACCTACTACGAGAATCTGTACAAGGACGCGAAGCTGTCCGCGCAGGACTACTACGCGGCACGCGAGGCCCTTGAGCTTCGAGCCATCGACCAAGCGATCGAGGTAGAGCAGCGGCGCGTCGCTGCCGGCGGCGCTGAGCGCGTCAAGGCGCTCGCTGAAATCGAAACGCTCGAGCGCGAGAAGCTGAGTGTGCAGCAGCGCATCGCTCGCGAGCGCGTGGAAGACGAGAAAAGGCTCGCAAAGGAGATTGCCGAAGCCCAGGCGCAGGAGCTTGAGAATCAGGGCCGCACCGCAGACGCGCGCCGCATCAGGCTAGAGCAGCAGTTCAGAGACACGATCTCCCGCCTGCAGGCCGAAGGCAACACGGCGGGGGTTGAGCTGATTCAGAGGCTCATCAACACCGACGTCGCGCGTGCTCAGTTCGAGGAACTGAAAAAGGAGTTCGATCGCATCACAGCGCAATTGCAGGCCAGGCAGCAGTCAGTTCAAGCACAGGTAGCGACGGGAAGCCTTAGCTCCGAGACCGGGCAGCAGCAAAACAGACAGGAGCGCGCCGAAGCGCTTGCTCAACTTGAGGCTCTTGACCAGAAGATGCGGGAGCTTGCCCAGTCAACAAACGACCCCGAGATCGTTCGTGGCGCGGAAGAAGCTGGCGCCGCGATCCAAAAGATGGCCGTAGAGAGCGCTGAAGGGGTCGATGCCGCAGTCATCAGCCTGCGCTCGAGCCTAGACAACCTGAAGCAAACATTCGCGCAAACCGTGACGGATTCTGGTGTTGACGCGCTCACTGGATTCTTTACTGACCTCGCATCTGGAAGCAAGTCGGCCGGCGATGCGCTCAAGGACTTTGCTCGCGGATTCGTCCAAAGCATGGCGCAGATCGCCGCGCGCGCGATGGCGACATTCCTTGTTCTGCAGCTCCTTGACGCCGTTTTCCCCGGCGCAGGGAAGCTTGTTGCTGGCGCTGGCGGCGCCTCGAGCGCAGCCGTCAAGCACAAGGGCGGCATGGTTGGAGGCCCCGGAGTAAGGCGCAGAGTCAACCCGCTTCTCTTTGCGGGAGCGCCGCGCTTCCATAGCGGCGGAATGGTCGGTCTGCAGCCAGGCGAGGTGCCGGCGATCCTGCAAACGGGCGAGGAGGTTCTTGCCAAGAACGACCCTCGCAACGCCGCGAATGGTGGAGGCCAGGGGAATGGCTACCGTATCGTGAACGTTCTCGACCCATCTCTCGTGTCAGGGTATCTAGAATCCGCTTCCGGCGAGCGATCCGTGCTGAACGTGATCTCGCGCAACCAGGGCCAAGTGAAACAAATGATCGGGGCGTAAGGATGAGCACAACAAGCGGAACCGCGAGCGACTATCTCGACTTGCTCGACAAGCTGGATACTTTCCTTACAGCGAAGGGCCACGCGTGGGGGAAGAGATTCACTGGCACTGGCACTGGCGATTTGACCTCGTACATCGGCACGTCGACCAGTGTTGCCGAGACGTTCACGCTCACCGCGACGAGCGCCACGAACTTCACCGTGGTTGGGTCGGTGTCTGGCGCGCTTGCTGACGCCACCGTTGGTACGCCGTACACAAGCGCCAAAATCGACTTCACGATCACGGCTGGCGGCACCGCATACGTTGCCGGCGACGTCTGGACGATCAACACCGCGCCACCATGGGCAAGGCTTGCTCGTTGGGGATGCGGCGACACGCGCAAGTGGGCGACCAACTTGAGCGAGCCGCAGAAGATGATTAACGGTAGCAGCACCAGCGCGAATATCTCGACCGTCGCATCGACCACGAGCTATATCGAGTTCGAAATGATCGTGGCGACCGCTGTGCGCCGCGTATACCTGCAGGCGCCTGATTCGACGGCCAATCGCATGCCGACGTCGATCACGCTGCAGTGGAAGGACAACCCTGGCGATGCGTGGACGACGGCCCAAGTGTTCTCCAAGGGCTCATGGGCAACCAGCGAGGGCGTGATATTCATCACGTCGAGCGACCCAGGCTCGCACAAGTATTGGAAGCTGGACATGAGCGGCGCGACAACATCGACCGCTATCGGCGAGGTGCTGCTTTACAAAGACCTGACCGGGACGATCACGTGCAACGAGCGCGCTGAATACGTGTGGCAATCGCCTGGACTTGACGGCGCTCGGCCGAGCTATGTGTGC